AACAGAATACAAAATAGTCATTGCGGATTTGCCGTAGCATCAAAGCAACAATGACACTAAAAAAAGCAGTAAATCTTCATTTAACAATGAAGTAAAATTTTTGAAAATTAAATAATACTAACCTTTTAAATAAAAGAAAAATGACAGTAATAATCATGATTATCGCGCTAGTTATAGTAATTGCACAATCAGCATCTACAAATAACATTGTAAACGGACCACGTGTTTACCACCATACCCACAGCCACCAAACACATTCTTATTTTATTAATGATAGGAAAGTAAGTAAGCAAGAATTTGATAACTCATTCAAAACCTATTTTAATTAATGAAGATTTCTAAAGAAGTGATTCTAAAAATAGAATTAGTGGGCAATGAAGTTAGGCATTTAAAAAGTGCTTTAGAAGATATAATGGCTGCTGAAGATGCATCCAATCAAGGTCTAGGCTACCTTAAAAAAGAAGAGAGAACGCTATTGCAATCAATTTTAAACGAAATAAACAAAGAGTATCATGCTTAAAAAAAGAACGCCACAAAAAAATCTTAAAGAAGAGGTTTATCAGATCATCAGAAATGATATACCGTTGAGACATCAAATAGCTACAGCACTTAATATAGAAAGTAATTCTGTTTACGTCGCAGCTGTTAGAAAATCACCAAAACTTAGCCTTCCATTTATCGTGGACTTAATCGCTAAGAGCACCGGCAAAGCAAAAGAAGAAATCCTTATTGAACATTAATTTATGAATAATGAATCAAACAGAGAAAAAAGCATTTATAAAAAGAGAGCTAGCAGCTTTAGAAAACGAAGAGCTTCTCTTTCAACAGTGTTTAAGTTCAATTACTAGCCGTAAGAGATACTTAAAATTGGAACTAGTAGAATTGGGAGTCTCTAGTTCCGCCCCTCGGGGTAGGAAATATGATGGAATATTATCTGACGAACAAAAATTGAAATTGACTGCGGGATTAACAAAATAGTTTTATGGAAATTTTTAGAGATATAATAGGCTATGAAGGTATTTATCAAATATCAGATTTAGGTACTGTAAAAAGCCTGAGAAGAACTGTATTAAAAAATGGAAAACATCCATTTTTTATGAAAGAAGCGATATTAACCAATAGCTTAAATGATCAAGGATATTTAAGAGTTGGATTAACAAAGAATGGTAAAGTCAAAACAGAACAAGTACATGTTTTAGTTGCTAGAGCTTTTTTAAACCATAGTACATGTGGCTATGACATTATTGTTGATCATAAAAATAATATTAGATCAGATAATCGCTTAGACAACCTACAATTAATTACTGTAAGAACCAATACTTCTAAAGACCGTAAAAATGGATCTTCAAAGTTCATAGGTGTTTATTGGAATAAATCAAAAGAAAGATGGGTTTCAAGAATAAGAATAGGAAAAACACGAAAACAACTAGGTGTTTTTACTTCTGAAATTGAAGCTGCTAATAAGTATCAAGAAGCATTATCAAGTTTGACAAAATAAAAAAGCCACCGAGCGAGGTGGCTTTAAACAATCAAATTTTAATCTGAGCTGTCGAGTTCACAAACTAAAAATCTATGGCAAATTTAATTGAAAGATTTCACAAAACAAGTCTAGCAGATAATAAAACAAAATTATTGTTAGGTAAATGCTTAGAGAAAGCATTTCAAGAAAACATTTCTGATCCTTTAGAGTCAGAAAACATTTTGGCTCTCGCTTGGAAGTTTCAAGTTCCTCAGTTTGATCAGATGTTCCAGGACCATCAGGATCATGATTATTTACCCTTTACTTCTTAACCATGGCGATAGAAATTAATCAGGTTTACAAAACACTAACAGGTAAGTTTTTACAAATTGTCAAGCTCAACGAAAGTGGTTTTCATAATCTAATTGAAGTAAGCGACAATGTAAACAAAATTCCAGTTAAAGAAAAAAGAAACTCTTTTGGTCATGTTACACATAGAGTTGATTTTAAATACTCCGAAGAAACAATATCAACATTCAAAAAAATGAAAGCATTATGAAAATGGAAATACAAAAAATAGACGGTAAGTGGCTTGTTAATGGTAAAACATATATGGAAATGAATCACTCGGAAAGATTATTCTTTGACGAGTTTCTTATCGCAATGCGATGGGAAAAAGAGTGTGAAGCATTTGACAAAAAACTAAAAAAAGTATCATGAGCAATAACAATTTAGACGATGAAAGAAGCAACAGAGTGTTCAATGCATTACTCTTAATAGTAACAGCAGCTTTTATATTAGGAACGCTTATAGGAATGCACTTTAATAAATAAAAAATTATAAACAATCAAATTTTAGAGCAAAATGAAAACAATTCAAATTAAGAAGATGGTCCTTACCAACTTTAAAGGACTACGTAATCAAGAAGTGATTTTTGATAAAAACACGAACATTTACGGTGATAACGGAACTGGAAAAACAACTTTGTTTGATGCCTTTACTTGGATGTTATTTGGAAAAGACTCCAGTGATAGAAAAGATTTTGAGATTAAAACATTAGATCAATATAATGTAGTGATTCCAAAAATTGAGCATGAAGTTGCAGCAGTAATCTTGGTTGATGATGTCGAGATCAGCATATCAAGAATACTAAAAGAAAACTGGGTTAAAAAACGTGGATCCGAAACTACAGAGTTTTCTGGAAACGTTACGGAGTATTATTGGGATGGAGTTCCAATGCAGCAAAAAGCCTTTCAAGAAAAAGTAAGTAAGATTCTTGATGAATCCGTTTTTAAACTGATCACAAATCCACTTGGTTTTAATGCCTTGAAATGGCAAGATAGACGAAATGTTTTGATTGATATTGCTGGCCATATTTCGGATGCTGATTTAGCCAAAGGAAATGTGGAATACGAAAAACTGATTTCGCAGCTTACAAATGATAAGTCACTTGCTGATTATCAAAAACAAATCCTTGCTTCTATCAAAAAAGCTAAGGAAGATCTTAAAAACATTCCAACCCGAATCGATGAGGTTTCTAAAAGTAAACCAGAAGCATTTGATTTTGTCAACTTAAAAATAAGTCTTGACATGAATGAAAAAGCTTTGATTAAGGTTAATGAATCCATCGAAAATAAATCATCGGCTTATGATGGCCAGTTAGCTGAAATCAATCAAAAGAAAGCCAAGGCTAACAACTTAAAATCTGATCTTGAAATTATCGAAAGCAATACTCAAAGAGATATTGAGAATGGTTTAAAACCGGACAATTCGGTTTTGGATAGTTTAAAAAGAAATTTAGAAACTAAAAAAGGAGAGTTGGCCACTTCTCAAAATGGTTTAAATAGTTTGAATTCTAAAGTAGCTACCATTACAAGCCAAACGGAAGCAGTTGATGCCAAACTGGTTAATTTACGTAATGAGTGGGGAGTTGAGAATGCGAAGGAACTAAAATTTAATGATGATGATTTTCATTGTCCTACTTGTAAGCGAGATTTTGAAGCTGGTGATGTTGAAGGTAAAAAAGCGGAAATGCTTACTTCTTTTAAAACAAAAAAATCAAATGCTTTAACTGAAATAAATACTAGAGGAGGTAATATTAAAAATGAAAAAGAATCTCTAGAAGCCGAACTTCAAACATTAAAAGTTCGTATCACAACGGGTGAAAGTCATGTTGCTAGTTTGAAAACTGAAGTGCAAACATTAGAAAACAACCTTGCTATTGAGGAAAAGAAATCTACTCCTGGAGTAGATGTTGACAAGCAAGTTTTATTGGTTACTAAACTTCAAGAAAATGAAATCTACCAAGCTAAAAAAGTAGAATTAGAAAACCTTGAAAAAACTATCGTTGAAGTTCCTGCAGTAGATGTTTCTGATCTGAAGGAACAAAGAGCAACAATAGTTCAACAGATTGACCAAATCAAAAACAACCTACGCAATGAGGACCAGATTAAAGCAGTTGATAATCGTATTGCTGACTTAGAACAGGAAGAAAAAACATTAGCACAACAAATTGCCGATGTGGAGAAAGTTCAGTTCGTAATTGAGCGTTTCAATAAACTTAAAATTGATACACTAGAATCTAAGATCAACGAGAAATTCAAATTTGTAAAATTCAGAATGTTTGAAACTCAAATCAACGGTGGTGAGGCTGAATGCTGTGATGCTCTTATTAACGGAGTTCCTTTTAGTGACGCCAATACTGCCTCTAAAATCAATGCTGGCTTAGACATCATCAACACGCTTTGTGAGCATTACCAAGTTACCGCACCAATTTTTATTGATAATAGAGAGTCAATTATTCAAGTGATCGATATTCAAAGTCAATTGATCAACTTGATAGTTTCTGAGAAAGATAAAAAACTAAGAGTAGCCTAATGATTAGCGCAAAAAAGCACTTAGAAAACTATTACGGTGATAAAAAAAGAGCCGTGGCAGACTTGGAAAAATGGTTGAGTTTATATGAAAATTCAACTAGGAGACAGACACCAAAAGTTTTAAAAAGAATTGAAGCTTATAAACAATTACTGGCTGAAATTAAAGCCCTTGAATAACAAAATATAATAGTTATGTAACAAATTATGTTACATAATTTTGTATCTTTGAAGAAGTTAAAAAACAGAGTAGGAGACTTTTTTTTAACGGTTTAAAAAATTATAAGCCAATCCCGAAGCACTCCTACAGCTGAGGGAATGGCTTTTCTCGTATCATGAAAAATCAATCTAGAATACCACGAGATTATGAAGGCCACCTTACTAAATATTGTGAGGTAAATGTAGAGGTAAAAATTGGCAGCTACGATTGTACTGCCAATTGTCCTCACAATGAAAATACCAGAAAAGAAATTGAAGAAGAGGCTTTCGATTTAGAGTTCGTTAGATGTTCCAAAATTCAAACACAAAATCAATTACAAATAGAATTATAACAATCAAATTTTAATAAAAATGAGCACAACAAACACACCAGTAGCAGTTAAGAATGATATTTCTGCCCAAGTATTAGCCAAAATTGATGCCTTCCAGAATTCGGGAGAGCTTAGGCTTCCAAAAGATTACAACGTCGAAAACGCTTTAAAATCAGCGTACATTATTTTATCCGATCCAAAGAATAACATTCTTGCAAAATGTGATAAATCATCCATTGCAGAAGCGTTATTAAAAATGGTGGTATACGGAGTTTCACCTATTAAAAAGCAGTGTTACTTTATTCCTTATGGAGAAAAATTAGAATGTTCTGTTTCTTATGCTGGAAATATTGCCATTGCAAAAAGATACGGAAATCTAAAAATGATTAAAGGGAATGCCATTTTTGAAGGAGACACTTTCGAGTTTGAAGTCGATCAAACTACAGGAAGAAGAAAGGTAATCAAACACATACAAACCCTTGAGAGTGTAGGTTCAAACCAAATTAAAGGTGCTTATGCAGTTTATGAGTTGAATGATGGATCTATAGATGTTGAGGTAATGAGTATTTCTCAAATTCAAACATCTTGGGCACAGGGTGGTTCAAACGGTAACTCTCCAGCTCATAAGAAATTCCCTGACCAAATGGCAATTAAAACAGTGCTAAATAGAGCTTGTAAATTGCTAATTAGTAGTTCGGATGATTCGGTTCTTTATGATCCATTAGAAGAAGAAACTGCAATCGATGTTACTTCTGAAAATGTTCAGCACGAAATAAAAAATAAGGCAAACAAAGAGGCTTTGAATTTTGAAGATGCTGAGGCTGTAGAAGAAGAAGTAGTTGTTACAGAAACTACCCAGCAAATGCAGTTTGAAGAAGCTGTAGCTCCAAATTTCTAGCCATGGAAGATATAATCATCAAAAAAAATGAAAACGGACACTATATTATTGTTCAAGGTAATAAAAGTAGTGTTGAGTTAGGGTATGATGAAATGTTAGGGCTTTTAGTTTCCTTGACATTGAGTGAGAAAAGACCATGCTTACAGTGGATGAAAACAGATTTCGAACATGAGCAACAAAAAAAATACTTCGAAAGTGTAAAAGAAAGAAATCATGAATCTTAAAATCATATCAACCGGTTCAATTGGTAATGCTTACATCCTC